ATACCATCTTTTACCCTACCTTCAGGATAAGTTTCTCTAAACTTACCCTCTTCAAATGAACCATTTTCTAATGCAACTCTAGCTATCTCTTCTTTATAATTCTTTTCACCCATACCTCTATTAGGTGTAAAGTAAGTAGCAGCATCAGTCATAGTATTCATTGCCGTAGTTCCAAATCTAGCAGCACCATCTAACAATGCATTAACAAATGCACCACCCGGTGCACCTTGTTCAGAAGCCATCTCATAATACTCACCTGCCATTTGGTCAAGCTTCTGTCCCTTTCTCTCAAAGTCTTTGTTTTGTTTTTTTAAATCTTCTAAAACTTTATTAGAAGCTTCTTTCGCTGAAACCCATTTGTCAAAGTTGGCTTTTAAAACAGGGTCAGCATTCAACTGTGCCTTAGTTACATTAGCAAAGTTTTTTTTGTATAGAAGGTCTAGTTTGTTTTTGTATAAAGCATACTGTTTTAAATTTGACTCAAACTCTTTTGATTCTTGATTAAAAGCTTTTACTGTATTAATAATCTGCTTTTCATTATCTATCTTCCTTTTGTTTTCAATGATAGCAGTAGATTCGTCTATGATGACTTGGTTCTCTGCTTTATTTTCTCTTAGGAATTTTTGCAAAGCTTCAGCCTCACCTTTCTCTCCCCAAAAAGGGTCAAGGTTGGTATAGTGTTCGTTGCCATTTGCAGCCTTAACTTTCATACCATCACCTATCCCTGTTTCAGCAAAGGTGAATCCGTAATCATTAAATTGGTAGTTAAGTTTTGGAACTACATACTCTTCCTCATAATCTATAAGGTCTTTGTTAACACCTGCCATTGACTCTTCAAAAAAGTCAGCAGGTTGCTCGTCTAAAAGAGTACCATCATAAGGATTTTTTTCAACTATCGGAGTACCATCTTCCGATAAAGAGTCTGATTCGGGAGAAGGAGCAAAGGATTCCGGAGTATTCGGAAGTGCGAACTCTTCGGATACCAAACTTTCGGGTTCGTCTTTTTTTTTTACTTGCTCTACTGCTTCATCAACCAACGTATCTCCACCTACGGCTCCACCAAAACCAACGAGAGTTTTGAATTGTTCCACATCTTTTGAGTAGCCATCACTTTGAGCAAGACCATACATAGTAGTTAATGCCTTCTCATCTTCACTTAAAAGCTTTTTAAAATCATCAAATGTTTTACTATAGCCATCACCTTGTGCAAGTACATATAGTTGTTGTAATGCTTTTTCGTTCATCCTTAGTTCTAATTAATATTCTGACATTCCACCACCACCTGTATTAGCTTTCCCTGATGCTTCAAAATTCTTAGCTGCATCTTCAGTTCCGTTGGATATAATCCAATCTCTCAATACTTGTGCATCAGCGTAGTCACTATTTGCATCATAGTTAGTATAGAAATTTTGCGTTGCTCCATTAGGTGCAGTAATTGTTACTTTGTTATATCCACTATTTGGAATTGTAACAGTAAATCCAAGTGCACCAAAGTCTGCTGAGAAGTCTGCAGCAAATTGGTCATCAGTCTTATTTGTTATATAATTACCTACAACTTTTTTACCTACATAAGTATTGGCTTTTTCCTGAGGAGTAAGTTTCTTATCAAGTTGTACTCCTGTTCCTGTTGGGTCAGTATAATTCCAATCATCAGCCATATTGCTATATCCACCTGCTGCATCCTCAATATCTCTAGGGTCAGTCACACCGTGAATTGCTACACCTGCTAATGCCCAATCTTCTTGAGTAGGTTCAGTCCCTTTCTTAGCTATGAATATACCATTGTCCCCTGTTTTGTTTTTTCTATCATCAAGATAAATAACTTCAAGCCTTGAGTCACCGTTACTATCAGTAATAAACTTCATATCCGTTATCCCCTTAGCCTCAGTTGCAGGGTCTTTAAGTATAGCATCTAGTATGTTTTCTCTTTGACCTGCATCAGTTTCTTTAAATACATTCATCCATTGAGTTACTGCTGATTTTTCAGCTTTGTCTTTATCACCTCTGTTATAAACATATTCAGGTGCATACCCATCTCTTTTACCTTCTTTCTCTCTAAATACTGCTTCTTGTTTCTCAGTATAATTTAAACCTATATCTATCTGTGATTCAAATGCTCTTTCAGCAACTGCTAGTTGGTCATCTGTTAATTTAAACTTGGGATTACCATTTTCAGTTGTTACTAAAATAACTTTTGCTTTTTCTTCTTCAGACAAAGCATCATAGTCTGCTTGAGTCTTACCTTCAGCATCTCCAAGAATATAAGTACTATATCCACCAACGTGGTCAAACAACATTGAAGCTGCATTACTTCCACTTGCTTCAGGAGATAGTTGAGATTTTACATAGTTCATTTGTGCCTCTCTATATAGGCTAAGAGTTTTTAAATCATCAACCTCAACACCTGTTAAAGTTGACATTTGTGCTAGTTGGTCATCTGTTAGTTCTGACATAGAACCACCCGGTCTTAATTTTTGTGTTACATCACTAATAGTAATTAATACATCAGCAGTTAATTTATTTCCTACATCTTCAAATGCTGCTCTCTCATCTTTACCTAATGACTTTAACCACTTGTCAGATGCACCCATCATATCAAATTCCCTAGTGTCTGACTTTAATCTTTTTTGTAATGCAAATGCAGTAGTTGAACTTTTTAATTTACCGTCTGCATCCATAACTCCAATACCCATCATCCCTGTATCAGGATTTATAGTTACTTCGTGGTTTGCTAAGTTACCTAATCCCTCAATAGAAGCCATAAGTTCTGCTTCTAGTCCTGACAATCTTTCACCCGGAGGTGTGCCGTCTGCCATAAGTTCCATTTTTCTTTGGTACTCATCTTGATAACCTTGTGCTAAACCATATAGTTGGTCTGTTCCGTCAACAAGATTTTGTTGCATTATGGTATATCTTTTAGGGTCAAGCTGACCTGACTTCAATAAAGTCAATTGCATTAATGCTTGTTTCTGTAGTTTATCTGCACCATCTAACGCAAATGTATTAGCTAAACCAAAGTCACCTTGAGGTGTATTATTTAATACTTCTTGGTATGCTCTAGATGCTTCATCTATTGCCTTCTTTTTTTCACCTCTTACTCGTACCTCTTCCTGCAAAACATTAGAAAAATTCTTTCCAACTTCTGCCCAATTTATTTGGTCTTCTACTTTTCTTTCAACGTATTTATATGCAGTCATCTATTATTGATTTAAGATATTAAAGGGGTCGTTATATTGGTTTACATAACTATCACTTTGAAACAACATTGATTCCTGTCCCGGAGTCATTCCTCTTTTAAACTGCCTGAACTGCTTATTGGTTAAATTATTTAGGTCGCTAAAATTTGTTAGGTTACCTAAAGAACCATCACCTTTTTGGTTAAATGTAGCTATGTCTAAACCTGTAACTCCACCTGCTGCAGATTTTTGAGCAGCAGTTCTTTGTGGAAATAATGGAGCCAATTGAATTGCTGATTGTGCTGCAGCTACTGTAGATTGAATACCTTGTTGTTTTGCTGCCTCTGCTCTAGCTTGTGCATCTGCTGCTTTTTGCTGATTACCTGCAACCTCTTCTAGGTCTAAAGCCACATCTAAATCTCTTAGTCTTCCTTCTTCTTCTAATACTGCATTTTCAATATTAGTTAATTCATCAGCCATAGCAGTTCTTACTCCTGCTTGTCCTTGTTGTTGTGCAGCATATACTCTACCTGCAGTTGCTGCAGAACCTCTTTCGCTTTCAATACCTGCCTCTGTTGCTTGTGCACCTGCACTAAGTAATGCTTCTCTTTCTAAATCGTAAGCTTCTTTTTTTACAGACATTTGTTCTGCAAAGTTTACGTCTAATTTTTTTCTAGCCTGAGCCATTGCCTTGGCTGCATCTTGTTCAGCTTGTGCTTGAAGTTTTCTTTGTTTTGAGGCTTGAGAAAAAGATGCACCTGCACTAACTCCTGCGATAACTAAACCCCCTATTGCTGCCGTTGCTACTGCCATATTATAATATTTTTATCATTTCTTGTGTATATGAATCTGCCTTTTGATAGCCTAATGTTTCATATGTATCTTGTAGTGCTTTATGTTTAATCAAAGCATAACAATATTTAGCATCTAAATTCTTACACAAATTAGTTAATGTTTCAATTAACAACCCTATAGCATTAGTTCTGTGAGGTTTTTTTCTGTATTCTTTATTAGATACAATCCAATCTACCCAAGCCACCTTAGAGTTAGTCATATAAACAAATCCTGCACATATTGGTGTGCCGTCTTCATCTAGTACCATCATACCACCTTTGCCATTGTCAGGAAGGAAATCTCTTGTTGGTGCTTTCCACCCCCAATCTTTCCACCATTTTACAAGGTAGGTATTATAATCGTCTAATTCAAGTGGTCTAACGTCAAAAGTCATTATACTTCACAAAGATACTAAAATTAAGGGAATGATTTCATTACTTCACTTTCAACTGCAAACAGTTCTACTTTACTAGTATTGTTATTGATTAAGCTAAATACTGCATAATGTCCCAATATTCCGTGAGATTCTGCAACCGAACTTTTTATGTATAAAATATATTCTGTTTGTGTTGGTGGAACTTGAGCACCACCTATAAGAGTATTTACTATAATTTCATTAACACCATTAGGCAAATCAATATTTACAGATACAATTTGACCCATTAATTGTGGTGTAGTTCCAAAGTAAAGCATATCACCTATACTTATAATACTACCAATAGATACACTAGTAGAAAATCTAACTAAATTTTGTCCTGCTTGTGGTGTATCAATAAGAATGTTTGAACTTGTAGCAATGCCATTTAATGAACGTAATGCATATTGATTTGCATTTGCAGGACTAGCAAGTGTTTGACCGGAGTTTCTTATAAAAGCAAAATAAGCTTGTTCTTTTTTCTCATAATAATCTGCATCTATAAACCCTGTGTCTTGTAAATCACTTTTAACTGTAGTTGTCCAAGAATCATCTCCTTCAAGATTCATAGTTTTAAATAATTTATTTTCTAAAGGTTGCTCATTAAAAACAGACTCAACCTTAGAAGGATAATTAACACCATAGTATTGGTTTCTAGTTTCGTTAGTATTGTGACGAAAAACATTACCCCCTTTGAACGTATAAAAATAATTGTTCATACCTATCATCCAATCAGGATTATAGGAATAAAAAGATGGAAATCCTTTTACACCACTATCATAACTTAGTGTATAATTTACATTTTTATCTACTTGATTACTCATATATTATTTTTTTTATGGACAATGAACTGTATCAGCACAATCATAATCTATAAATCCTTCTTGTACTGCATTTGTATATGTTCCTGAACCCATATTAGTTATAGTTCCACAATAAACTTGTGCTTCTATTTGGAATGTAGTTTGGTTAATTCTTTTGTATTGAATTACTTCTCCTACACTATTTGTACCAAATCTATCATTAAATGTATATAGATTTTGATTAGTACAGTCTTGTACCGTAATATGATTACAACTATTTTGTTTGTTTATTACTACACCTCTAGGACCTACCTCGTATGTGTATCCAAAAGGAGAACCATACCATCCTGCAGTAGCAGGTGTTGCACCATCGTGGTCTACAAATATATAGTCATTGATTCTAATATCATTCTGTGCAGTTCCTGCAACAGGAACGTGATGAATAGCAGAGTTTAATTGTGCCGTACAAGCAGCCGAACTACTACTTTGAGGTGAAGTAGAAATTATTTGGTTTAAAGCAGTAGGGCATTGAACATTAAAGTTCCAAGCCGTACTATTACAAGGTCCAATAAAAGTAAAGTTTACTATGGCAGGACTTGCATTTGGTTTAGGAATAACCATAACACAATCACCCGGCTGACCGGCAGTCAACTGAGATTGACCTGATTGTATTTGAATAGTAGTAGGCTGATTAGTATTTACAAATTGATTACCTATATATTGAAATACAGGTAAGTTAGGATATGTACCACCACCTGCAGTTCCACAATCTGAACCTGTAGAACCTATATAAGTAGGAACTCCCGGAATTGTACTTTCAAGTAAACCAAACTGAGGAGAACTAACTGTGTTATAAACCACTCCATCATAAATTGCCATTATACCATCAGGTACACCTATAGGGTCAAACTCAATAATTATAGCACCTGTATCGGCTGCAGTACCACCTACATCCATATCTAATTGATAAACACCCTGTGCTCCGTTCCCATTAATCTGTGTTCCACAAGGTGTTGCACAACTAGGACACGGTTGAGGAGGGAGTAGGTAACAATTAGAACCATTAAAAACTTGCTCTCTTGAGGTTATTCCATCGGAATAAAACCCTGCAGTTGCACAAATAGTTAAAGCAGCATCATCATATACTGCAGTTGCATTATTTAAAGTTGTTCCGTCTATATAAAAATTACTCATAATATTTAATTTTAAGTTGGTGTTTCATCACAGTTACAACAAGAATCAGCTAGTGTACCTCTTCTACACAAATCAATTAACGTAGGAGTTCTATAGTCATATATAATATATAAATATTGTTCACTACCACTAGGTACTGTAAAGTCTGCTTTATAGTAATCAGGAGCCAATGAAGAATCTATAGGAGATGCAACACTAGAAGCTGCAATAGCTTGAGCAACTGCTTGAGGTGTATTAGCATATAATGTATTACTTCTTAGGTATCTAAACTTATTAGTATTAATATCAAAAGTTGCATCATCCTGACTGTACTTATTGAATGCCATTGTTACAGTAGAACCATCAGGAGGTATACTTCCAACACCCTGAACACCTGCAGTTATTTGGTAATAACTAACAACAGGATTACCTGCTCCTGATAAGAATGTTACTGCTTGAGAATTAACAGGTGATATATACCCATTTTGTTCCCAATTAAAATCGTTATGAATGGTATCGTCTGAATCCAAATCACTAGTAGCACATATATAAACTACACTCATTTGTTTTTCTTCAGGACAGTTAACTGTAAATTCAATCTCTACACTTCCTGAACTTACAACCTGCAAATCAAATGTTGTTGTATTTGCTAAACTTTTATTAAAGGTTAAAGTACCTGATGTTGAAACAGGACCTGTTGTAAATGCCACACCATTGTAAGTTGCAGTTAAAACCACATTCCCTGTAATGTTTATAATACTGTAGTCTATGTTTACATCACCTACAGTAGTTCCCAACTCATAACATTTTTCTAATTCATTATTTAGTTGAACTAAATACTGACCTGTTATACCACATTCTATACAAACTTCTTCTATAGGTAGTGATATATTATTAGCAGCTAAAACAAACTCATTCATATACGGGTCATAACCTCCTAGTTTTTGAGTATCAACCTGAGTATTAAATAAATCTCTAAACCAACTACGCATACCAAAAGAAGATATTACCATCAAAGAATCATTGGTATAACTTGTACCACTAAGCATTAGCACTACTCCTCTTTTAGCATCAGTAAAATATTTTTCAGGACCCCATTGAACAAAGCTTTCAGGGTTGTTACTTATACCAAATTCTTCAATCCTAGCTATCTGCGTTCCCAAAACTTCAGGAACAGACTGCAATAAATTTCCTGTACCTGCATCCGATAATAAATTTTTACCTGACAATACATAAGATATTTTATCTTCTTGTAATGTTAATACATCTGTTTCTCTAGCAAACATCTTTTCAATAGGACCAAAAGATTCTTCTAAAGCTTTAAAGTTTAGGAGTCCTCCGTTAAACTCGTTTAGTCTATTAATATTAGACTCATCATTAAATACCCCACTATATGTTATGTCTGCAAATCTTCTTATTTCTTGATAATCTAAAGCTTGGGTAGATGTTACCCTATTCCCAAATATTAATTGTTTACCAAGTAGACTATCTCTTATTTTGTAACTTTCTACACCATTACCAAAAGAATAACAGTTGAATAAACCTGTATTAACTATCCCTGCTTGTGTTGCAGTTTGAGGTTGAATGTCTGTAACGTGACTTCCTTGTGGCACAGGCTGAGAATCAATAGTAATATTTGCAGGGTCAACAGGTGGTGTTGTAGCACTTGTTGTCATAGTACCACAACTTCCAAAAATTTCAGTAATTGTTTGAGCAGGGTTACATACTATTTGTTGCCCTATACCATTAAGGTCTACATAGTTAAAAGCAATTGGACTTGGTTCATCTGTGTCTACACTTATATCAAAAGAACAAGTGGTTGAATTTGTTACAATTGGAAAAGAATCAGCACCTTCATACCAAATATCCGGTGAAGAATCAATTGGTTCTGACTCAAATACAATAGTATCTTCTGCTCTAAATACTGTAATTTTTATTCTAGCAAGTGACCTTTGTTTTTTTGTTCTACTACAGGCTCTTGTTCCTCTTACGAGAAACAGTAATTGATTGGTTGTATTGTTTCTGTAAAACTGATAATAGTTTGTACATAAGTCTTGTGGTATATCACTTGTACTATCACCTAAATCACTTTCAAGTAATGTAGATAAATAAGTGTTTGCCGGTGGACAAGAATTATCTCCTGCAAAACCAACTCCATTATCTAAAGTATCTCCAATGTTATCACCATTAAACCAATCTGCAAAATTATCATAATCACTACTTGCAGCATATGTTTCTTCTAACTCGTATGTTCTTCTTTCACAAGCATTATTACCATCCCCTCTACCAATTCTTCTAAAATAAAAATCAAATACAATTCTAGAACCTGCAGGTATATCGTAGTCTGTAAAAGATGAACCCGGTATGTTAGGGTCTGCTCCACTTAGGTTTACAGGATATTTAACTAATGGATAGTGGTCTTTTCTGTCTGCCGTTGTTTGTCTTTTTCCAAAGTCTACAACTGCACCTTCATCTACTTCAGCATTAAACTGAGTAGTGTTAATTTTCATATACGTTCCTGATGGTTGAGGAACATACTCATCAGCACCACCACCCTCTACAGGAATCTCTAAAAAGTCTGCAGTCTTTGATTCTTTTTCTAATACTGTAGCAGTTACACATCGAGTTAATGGACCATCTGTATCTGTCTTAACTATTAATCTTTGACCCTCAGTAATTTTAGAAGAGTTTTCACCTTCTAACAAAAAGTAAGCTGCAGAAGAGTTTGGGTCTTCAAAAAATATATTAGTATAAACTGTTTCGTATTTTTCTTTATCAGGCTTTACAACAAACTTATATCTTTTTGCCCAAGCCGGAGCAATTTGCGAAGTTGGTAAAGTTACTTGAATACTATTTTTAAAGTAAGACATTCCACAGGGAAAGTGCTCAGTATTGTTAAGGCTAACTAAAGTAGGTGTTGCTCTATTAAACTCATCCATATACACCATACCAACTTCATAACCTCTATTACTATGAAGACTTTCGCCAACTCCAATTTTAGCATACACAACTTCTCCAAATGTAATTTCATAATATTCATATACATTCTGAGTAGGTGTAGCTACATCATCTACAAATTGTACTGCAGGTAACTTTAGTCCAATGGTATTAGAACCCGGACTAGTTACAATTTCGATTGGTTGAGGTCCACCTGAACTTATACCACCATCATACTTGTTTAGTAAATCTAAATCAGAAGGTATACTACAGTAGAACACATCAGTAAATGAAGTTCCATTACAAGAATTATTTTCAGGGTCTGCTGCATCTTGTAAAGGTTTAATGTTACTAAGAGTACCAACTTGGTCTTGAAAACTCTGACTTGTTGCATATTCGTAAACACTACTAAAATTTTGATTTACATTAAATATATATCCTATTTCTAATTCAGGACTTGTTTCAGTAGGAAACGGTGCAGTACCATTAAACGATTCGTGCTTATATTTTAAAGTAACCTGAATTGCTGCACCTGAAATTAATTCAATGTCACTTGGAAAGTCTATATCAAATTGTCCAACTGAAGTATTACTAGGTCCTATGGTGTAGTTTACTGAAGATGTACTATCATCTACATCTTTTAAACCAATGTCATCATTAGTTTGAGTAGTAAAGAATGTCAGTCTTGTTGGATTTCCTTGATAGTCAATCAAATCATAACCTTCAACATAATTACCATACATTAATCTATTACCCATTAATGTTTGTGCCTTAGCTAATCTAGGAACATTATCAAATAATCTTAATATTTCAGCTTCAGGAAGAATTGTAAATATCTTACTGTTAGTAAAAGTATATGTATAATCTTGATTGTTGTTGTATGCGTTTTCTGTTTTGTCTAGTTTCTCTATAATTTTTACAACATTACTATCGTTATCTTTAAACAATAGGTCTATACCTTTTACTAATGGACCACCTGAATTAAAAGTAATCTCAGCAGTATTAGTAAAGTTTATCATACCCTCATTCAAATAACTATCAGGAGAGAAAGTAAAACCACCGGGAGTAAATGCTGCAGTTGAAAACTGAGATGTAGCAGAATACTCATCATCGTTATATTTATATCTATAGCCAAAGCAAAGAAACCTATCTTCCATATATGTAGACTCTCCTGCCGTAGCAAGTAATCTGACATTAGGGGAAGTAGTAGGTGGTTTTTTAATAACCATAATTTCATCATATGTGAAACCATCTAAACCATTTGCAGGGTCACCATAATTAAATGTTACATTAATTTTTCTTGGAGGATTTATATTGTCTGTAAAAAATAAAAGTCTATTATCTACAAAGTCAACACCTGTTATAAGATAATCAGGGTCAAAGTTTAATGTTGTTTTAGTTCCTGAACCATCATCAACACTTATAACGTGATATGTAACTGCTTGTGAAATTGTATTATAAGAACAAATCATATCAACAATACCTACAGGAGCACCTGCACCCTCAAAGGTTGGGTCGTGTACAAACCAATAAATAGTTTCATTAGCACTATCATCATAGGCTCCAATACAACGAGCAGCAGTACTTAGTGGTGTACCATTATATCTTAACGTAGTAAGTTTGTCATTACCCTTAGAGTTTTCAATAACTCCAATCTCTGCTCCTTCAGTAGAACCCATACGAACATTTAATGCATCAACGTACTCCCCGTTTGGAACGAGTCGTTCATCAACCATTTTATTCATTTTGCCCTGCGTAAAGTTTCTTGTCGTGTTCGCCATATTACTTAATCCACTTATCTCTACCCCTCATATTCATTAATAATCTTCCGGGGTGTATGTTACTTATTCTAATTTTTGCATTTCTTAATAGTGCTGCACTTTTCTTTCTAAGTCTTGCTACTATATATTCCTGAACTCCTACTTTAGAGCCAAGAATTGCGTATTCAATAGATGCATAAATGTAATCTTCAAATAGTTTGTTTACTTGTACCAAACCATCATTACCATTTTCCATACCATCAGAAACATATTCAAGTATTATCAATTCATTTTGCACACCTGAACTAAAATTAATTACACCACCTTTAGGGTTTATCTTAAAAGTAGGATTTGCATTAGCAGTTTCTGTATTTAATCCATAACGTGCACCAATGCCATATTCAAAATACCAATTACCATCACAACAATATCCGGACTTGCCATACATTTTTGAGTTTTGGTTTAGATATATTGATTGTTTACCACCTCTAATTCTTTCGTAGTCAATAGTAGAATTTTGTGGAGATAAAGCATTACCATCAATGTCAAATAATATTCTACAATCATTATCTTGCAGGTAAGCACTTGACCAATTAGTTTGTATATTTTCTGTCAAAGGTTTTAGTAAACCATTTTGATATAAAGAAACTCTTACCCAATTAACGTAGTCAGATGGTAAAACATATCTTAGTGTATCACATACATTTAATTCTAAGATTTTAATTTCTTTAAAGGCATCATAGTTTAATTCTTGTATTGCACGTTTTGCGTGAAATAGAACCTTGTATCTTTCTTCATTATTAACAAGACTGTGGTTTCCTGAATACATTAACATAAAGTTGTTAACTATATCTTCTAAAGAAACATATTGATAAGAACCCCAATTTGCATTCTCAGGTTGTTGTCCACCATTCTCGTAATATTGATATTGAGTTATATAAGCCATAATTATCTTTCTGTTGTTGTGTTAGCAGTTTCTTGTGCCTGTCCAAATTGTACTGAACTCACCTCTCTAATTGACATACCTGCATACTGTAATATTTTATTTACTAAATTAACCTCATCATCCAAAGGCAGTTCAAAGTCTTGATAGTCTGCAGCACTTTGGTCAAACGAAGGTTCACCACCCGGTAAATCAACATATGTCCATTTAGGTGGTCTAGGAAATCTAATGTATTGACATTGTACTGAACCGTACTTATCTATAGTATCAGGATATAAAACTAGATTTGGTTCTTGATGTGAGTAAGCCGGAAACATTAAATTAGGAGCAGTAAGTATTGAGTTATTTAACATAGTTATTTTACTGTTCGTAACCTTTTCAGCTTCCTTAATAGGCTTAGTTGAATATATCAAATACTGCATTTGTGGGTTTATAAAACTATCAAATGGATTTCCATTGTAGTCAACTAAGGTTAACTCAGTTTCACTAACAACTACACTTACATAACCAACCTCAGGTGGGTTAGCTGAAAGATTTACCACTATATCATTTACTTGTACACCACTAGCAATAAAGGTTGCAGTATTATCAATTAAAGATTGTATCTGCAAAGCAGTATTGGTACTACTAGCAAGTAGCTTTGAATATATAAGTACTTTATTTAAAAGATAATAGCTATCACCCGTAGTAGTTAAACTAGGTGTAAAAAATCTATTACTATACTGATGCGATAAAAATTTTGTTTCAGAAAACGTATTTATTACTTCCTCTAATCCTTTCGTTATATCAGCATACCCTGTCCCTGATTGACGAGCATTTTCTTTTTGTAATTGATAATTGTACTGATAAAAATAATTTTCAAATAAATCTAACTGTGCTTGTTTAGCATATAAGTTAAAGTCAGATGGGGATATGTAACCATAATTATTTTTATTCAGAACAGACATTACCGTTTGTCTAACTGAATTTATCATCTGTTTTCTTTTTTACAAAGATAATGAAAAAAAAAGACCCCTTCGTTTTTAGAAGAGGTCCTTAATTTAGTATAGGTTAAGTTCTATTTTCTAACTAATCTAATAAAGATTCTAAGTGTTGTAGAACCTCAACCCCATCATCTGATTGCATATATTGACAAACTATATCAAGAGCCTCTTCTCCAAACGGTACATTAAGCAATTTGGTTTTATTAGATGCAGTATTAAACCATACCTCTTTCCCACTTTTTCTATAGCCTAAAAGTCCATTGTCAAAGAATCTCTGTACAGTTCCCATAAGTTTTAAATCAGGGTCTTTAATTACATCTAAGAAATCTGAAGGATTGGTTTTAGCATAAACTAAAATATCTCTTTTCATCTCTGCAGTAGAAACTTTAGATGTATCAGTATTAAATAGTACTCTACATACATTTTCTAGCTGCTCTAATGATAGTTTTTTAGCTTCAACTAATGCATCAGCTTCAACCAAAAGTGCATCTACTTCTGCTGCTGCATCTTTGCTTTCGTCAATCTCAGTAAATGTTTTACCATTTAAAGTATGATAGTGTAAAAACTTTTGTAGTATTTGATTTTCTTTAGGTACATATAAAAAACCATCTTCAAAAATAATTGGTTCTAGAACCACATTTTTATCTTGCTCATCTCTGAAACAAGAGTTTTGGTTTCTTGCATATCTAAGTTCACGGTTCTCACCTGTGCTCTCATCAAAATGTAATAAAGGAAATCTTCTTGAATGTTTTGTTGGTAGCATATAAGTGAGAGGTGCTACTCCTCTTGTTAGCTTGTAGCTTTTGTCTACAAACTTTTGTTGCTTATTTTTTTTCATTGTATTTAAAATTAAATTAAAGTAAAAAAAGGGGGGAGAAAACTCCCCCCTTAATAGTTATCTATCTTATGCTTGGAATAAGAAGAAGTTGTTAGCACCTAAAGTACATACTGCTCTTTCAGATAAGAAGTGAACTTCCATAGCATCTTTGCTAGAAGTTCTTGCTCCACCTGCAGAACCTGTAATCCAAGTTTTGTAACGTCTGTCTTCTGTTTCTGAAGCTCTATATCTAACGTGCAAGAATGGTCTTTTTGCATTCTTACCTAGGATTTGGTCATATACTGAAGTAGAACCGGCAGGAACTAAAAGTCCATTAATTCTACCTGACCCTGCACCTGCAGGTAAACCACCCCTCATTGTTGGGTCGTTCAAGTATTTCCAATCAGACTTATAGAAGTCGTAACCTCTTCTAAATCCTGTGAATCCTAAGTTAAGTGCCATTTCTCTCTCATTGTCAAATAGACCATAAGAAACACCACCTGCTGCATTAGAAGATTGCTCAGAAAGCATATCGTCAATGTCAAAAGAGAAATCTCTATCAACAAATACAACATTCTCTTCGATAGCACCTTGCTTGTCTAACCTTGAAATAATAGTATCCCATTGGTCTAATTGGTCAGGGTTACCACCTGCCCACACATTACCTCTCTGTCCAACAACATAGAAGATTCCTTCAGAACCTTTGTTACCGTAATCAGGGTTAACTGCAGGATTGATAGCACCACCATTAGCCTCAGCAGGAACTGCTTCAATCATAGCCGTTTCTAGGTAGTCATCGAATCTCAATCTAGTTTCGTGCTCAGACTTCAAATACCATAGGTATCCGTTAGCACCATTCTCAGTAGTTACTTCTACCCATCCAATTTGAGCCATATCAGAACCTGATACCTCATACTTATCTTTAATGATAATTGGAGAGTTCTCGAAGATTAGGTCGTCAGCTTCTAAGCTTCCAATCATTCCGTCAGTTCCTTTTTTAAATTCAGAACCGTAGATGAAAACTGTGAACTTCTTACCTGCACCTGCTACAGGAATACCGTCTGCAGGATAAAATGCTACATCGAAAGTGAAGTTAGTTAAATCAACTGCAGTTACGATTCCTTTTACAGAACCACCACCTGCGTTGTCACTAATCATTACTGTCTGACCTTTTCTAATAGCAATACTATTAGTAGCACCGAAAGCAGGGTTACCTGCATCGTTTACAGTAAAAGTAGCTTCGTCAGCATTAATTACTGCTGCCGTAGTACAATCTACATATTTAGTATGCAATCTTCCTTGTTCTGCCCATTTAATAAGGTCAGAGTTAGATGGCATTTCTGCTCCTACCATTCTTAGGAAGGAACTAATTGTTCTATTACCGTATCTTTCAAATTCTTTTTCATAAGTATCAGGTAGATACTGATTCAAGAAGTCGAAATTGGTAATATAGTTTGATGCAACCGGCACTTGTTGTGCTGATGGTTGTAAATCAAAACCGGGTACACTTTGTACACTCATAATTTCTAATTTTTTAAGTTTAACATTTATTTATTTTTACTTCTAATCCGTAGACCACTTCTACTTGGTGGTGTTACAGATTTGATTTGCAAACCGTTGGTTGACTTAGTTACTTCAGGAGCAGTACGAGTTGACATATTTACATTTTTCAACTTCTTCATAGTTTCATCTGCTGCTGCAGATTTCCCTTGCTCATAAAAAAACTTTGCAAACTTTTCGGGATGCATCGCCATTGCTAGTGACCTGTGGTATCCTGCTGCATCTTCCAACTCCCCATTTTCTCCTAAGAATTTTTTTACAAAATTCTGTGGATTGTTTTGAAGGGACTTGAGTTCTGTAGCATCACCCGGAGCAAAACTAAATTTCTTGTCATCTAACGTAAACTCAAAACCTTTGAACTCACTAAACAAATCATTCGTCTTCTTGTCATACAACTCTCTCAAACGAGATTGTTGTTCCTGAACTGTCTTCGCTTCAGCTATATATTTACGATAGTCTTCCAATTCTTTTGCTGACTCAGAACTTGTCAAGTTATCTCCCCTTGACTCAAGAGGAACTTTATATAGTTCTTGTTGCTTCGCAAAAAAATCTTTGGCTTTCGCAATAGTTTTTTTCTTTGCTAATTTAATTTTTCTTATTTGCTTTTCATCATCAAGTTCTTCGTCAAATGAATAATCCTCCATAAGGTGGTTTATGTCATCTGCATCTAAACCTTTTTCAGTTGCAGTAAGATATTCTCTTAGCAATCTATCAGGTTCCATTTCATCGTAATTCTTTTGCATTTGAGCAAAGTCATCGAATCCACGACCCGTTTCTTTTTTATACTTTAGATACTTAGCTACATCTTCAGGTAGAGGTTCTTCCTCTCTCTGTTGATTTAACTCGTCAAGAGATTTAATCTCTTTACCGTATCTGTTTCCAATAAATTTAAGAACGTCTTCCTCTTTTAACTCTGAGGATTGAGTTTCAATTTCTTCTTTTACTTCAGGTGTATCTTTTACTTCTGTTTTTTCTTCAGGAGTAATTTCTTCTTTTAATTGTACCTGTTGTGTTTCAACTTTTTCTACAGGAGGTGTATCACTAAGTTTCTCTTCGTGCTTCTCCAATAGTTTGTTTTCAATTTCTTGTACTGACTTCTGTTCAGTACCTTCTACTGCTTTAACTTTTATTTCCATATTATATTAAATTTAATTTTATACAAAGTTACACAAAAAATCATATAGTTTTAGACAATTATCTAGGCTCAAACTCTGCTAAATCAAAACCATCTAAACTATCTTCATTAGATTCAAAATTAATCGGAGGTAGATTGTTCTTTCTCTGATTAATCATTTTTGATTGCTCAGTATTAGCTTGACTAATTCTTTGTGCTTTCTTATCTTCCTTAGCATTCTCTCTATTAGCCAACCCTTGATTATTTAGTTTAGCTAACTCAACATTAAGTTGAAACTCTTTATCCATTAATTGAGATTTCAACATAGCTTCGTTTTTCATCTTCTCAATTTCAAATGCAATATCAGCTTGTCTGTATTCCATCTTAGCCTGAGTTTCCATTTGAATCTTTTGAACCTCTTGTTGTTGTTTCATTTCCTGCTGCTTCAATATTTGCTGAGATTGCATAGCTTGTTGTTGCATTTGCATCTTCTCTTCTCTTTCTTGTTTTCCAATCCTCTTCATTTTTAAAAGTTGGTTGGCAAGTTTAAGATTTTTTACTTCACGAATGTCAATAGCATCCTCCAAATTAATATCACCCTTGGATAAAGCCATTTGGATATTTTGCTCCAACTGTTGTTTTTGCTCTTCATCAGGAGATAGTTCAATGAATATACCGAAGTCATATATGTATAAGTCATTAATGTCATTAAGTATTGATACATTGTATTTACCAATTTGATTGACAAACTCTTCTTTAAAATCTGCATATTCTAAAATATCAGCAACTCTATAAGTTAATGCTTCTGCTAAACTTCTATATATATATAAGCTACCATCTAATATATGTCTAGTAGCTACATTAGAATTTAACGCAGCAAGTTTTTGTAAACCAACCAAGGAATTAGGGTCAGGACTAGAGCCATCTCTAGCTTCATTTAATCCTGTTACATTTCTTATTTGATTTAAGTAATGATTATAATTACTAATAAGCATTTGAGTTTTACTAGCACCTGAACTTGATTGTAATTCCTTAATAGGTATTCTAGCTTGATTAAAGTCACCCTCTTGTGTGTAACTTCTACCAATTACAGAACCTGTTTGAAAATATAATCTTAATGCATCTTCAGGATTATAGGCATTACCCGTACCTACATCAACCTCATTTAAACCATCAGCATCAATAAACACACCATCAGGTACAACTCTAGAAATTACTTGTTGTAGTTTTAGGTGAGTTATTTGAATTAAATCTGCAAATGGAATCATTCTTCTTACTAGAGATTCAATAGCACCTTTATACATTCTAGGTGCAGCAGCTACATAATTTGGTATTGCGTGTTGCGTAGCTGATTGTGGTCTAACCATATTCTCCATAAGTTTCCATTGGAGAATTATGTTCGTACCCATTACCATTACACCTTCATACCATACGTCAATAGTTTTTTCAACCTTCTCAAAATTTTGTTCTTCCTGCATTTCAACAGGTGGATTAAATGAGTCATCTTTTTCAATCATACTCATATTACCATTATCCTTTACTTTTCTTTTATAAACAACTTTTTTAGTTGTTTTATAATTAAAGTACATTAAGGTTGCAGTATCTCTATAAAAAATATCATTCTCATAAAACTGTGCAGTATTATAATAATCATACCAACTTTGTGAATACTGTGATATTTCTTCTAAGTCTTCATTAGTTAATGATGTGTCAATCTTTTTAAGTTCAATGATTGGAACTGTTTTAATTTCCCCCCAATAAAAACAATCTTTAAAATATGGGTCTTCTGTATAACTGTATACTATATTAGCAGGGTCTACATATTTTATATTAACACCATCACCCGGTAAGAACTCGTGCTTTGCACAAGAAATACCTAAAACAGTCATATCGTAGTCTAATCTTTTTCTAATGTCATTGTATTTGTTTTGTTCAAACAAAGTACTAATGGCTTCTTCTTCAGCTATTTCAATTGCAGGTTTATAATTTAACTGCATAAATAACTTTAATTCTTCATCTGTATTTGGCAACTCATCGGGTTCTACAGTAAAAGGATTTGCTCCTGTTTTCTGTTGGATAGTTTCGAGCATAGGCTTTGCAGCCATTTGCCCTTCAATCATAGTTTGATATTTACTTCTTTTTGATTGTGATATTGCATCTTGTGCATAAGCTTTAACGTGGAACTCTCTGTCCTGTAAACCATTTACAACAATATCAACAAACTTTGGTAGTATTGGAACAGGTGTCCAATCTAAATTTAGATAAGATAAGTCACCGTCAATTGCTAATTCGTTTTTGTATTTTCCTATTGATTGTTCTCCTCTCGCATATAACCTTAAACGATTGAAGTCCCTCCATTGATTATAATATCTACATTGATTTCCGTCTTTTTTAAACCATTCATATTGAATTGCTTGACCAATTTGTAACCCAAATTCGACTGTTTCTTTTTCTGAATCTGACACAAACTGACTAGGAAAACCTGCAGATGATATGTTTATATTTACTTTCTTCATCTGATAATTTCGCTATATTTACCCTTATTAGTATACCTTGCAAAGTTAACCTTTATTTTTGAAAGTTTTTTCTCAGGTAAATAAAGATGTTTTTGTGTTGCCATTATAGCCAAACCTGAACTAATAGCAGCATCAAACTTAGTTCGATTACTTATATCAAACTTTGCCCAATCCTCTAAAGTTCTAGTAAAAACCATATCACCCATTTCTAAATTATCTTTCATACCAATATGGTTTTCAATATAAGATTCAATAGCTGATGCGTGTGCTTGTTTTACATCTTCACTTGAGTTAGGTATACCTCCTAATTCTCTTTCAGTTTTAGATAACTTTATATAAGCTTTATCAGGTCTATTCATACAGAAATTTCTGTACCCCCTGTTTTTAAAATGATACAATAATCTTGGCTTATTATTTTCTATTAAAATAGGCATCCCATAAAACACACAAGCCATTAAAACATCTTCAAAGAATATTTCTGCAGTCTGTGGTCTAGCAATATATTCAAGAAAAAATTCATTACTTGGTGCTTCATCCATATTAAACATAGTCTTTCCGTGTAATGCTCCATTAGAACCACCACCACCAACTACTCCTGATATGTCATAACTGTCACATCCAAAAGCACCGATATGTTCATTGCCGGGATACTTGTTACCCTTTCGTATTACAACATTATTTTGTAACACACTATTAGGTGTCCAAGAAACAAAGAATCTACCCCTATTATCAGGAGAGAATATAACCTTAGTATCTTTAACACCATTTAACCAACGTAGATTTCCACGAGTAACGTGATGGTCTAGAATGATAGAATCATTGTAATCTATTTGTTGGTATATTCTTGTAAGATTAAATATTGATTGTTTACTTTCATCTCTGAATGCGTGAGATTCACTTCTAGGAAATTGTCTGTAGTATTCGTTAAGTGCATCAGGGTCATTCTTTAATGACTCAACTTCTGCTTCCCAATAGTTTACTGCACCTTGATAAATGTTTTCTCCATCAATACCTCTAACTTCTTGCTTGGGTGTTTCAAATACAGGCATTCCATATATATCTATGAAGCCTTCCATATTCCATTCCATAGGGATGAAAAGTGAATACATACCACTTTTAGTTTGACCATTTGCGTTTCGTGATAACACATTAGAGTCATTATATAATTTTTTAAAATTACTACCCCCTTTATCTAATGCATTAGAGGTGGAACCCATCATACATTTACCTATAATTTTACTTCCAAGACGTAAACAAGTTTTGGTTACTCTCCAATTATTTAAAATGTTGTTAGGTTTAATCCATTTACCACTTTCATCGTGAACTAAAAGTAAAAGCTTTTCACCATCATAAGAGTTGTCATCTGTGTTCTTCCAATCTATTGTAGTATCTAACCCATACATTTCATCTTGAGTTGTTTCATACATATTCTTTTTTGTAATCTTAGCTGCCGGAATCCTAAAAGCTAATTCTGTTTTAGGTTTATCCATACCATCCATTATGGGTTTAAAAAAGAACGGAAGTCTACTATTGATTGGAACAACTTTATCAGTAAACATTTTCTTAGCATCTGAACCGGTCTTTGATAGTATGCCAACTCTAGAATCTTTAACTAAGGTTCCTGTATTTACACATTCAGAAGATGACATAAAAGAAAATCCTGAACGTCTTATCTTTAAATAAATCATTCCAAAACTTCTCTTGTCTGCTTTACAAGCTTCCCAAAACAAAAACAATATTCTATTTGCTTCTCTAAAGTCAGGGTATCCCACATCAATACTTGTCCATTGTAAGTACATATAATGTGCACCTGTTATATAAACGGGTTTACCATTAGACATATACCAAAAACCTGATTCTCTTCTGTCAAACTCCTCTTCAATATAACCAACCCACCTGTCTTTAAAATCTGAAGACATTTCATTCCATTGAAATATAGATTGTATTTTAGATAGAGCCTTAGGTAGTTCTGTTCTTTCCCAATATTGTTCTTGCTTCTTTTTATTTCTAGAATAAATATCTTTTGGTGGTTTAGGTAATGCTATACGAAGACCTTGAATCTCTATAACATCTTCTATCTGTCCGGTCTTAGATATAACAATAAAATCATACTTAGGGTTATAGCCATATTTCCACGTTTTAGCCTTGTTCTTAGACGTTAAAACATTTTTTGGTACAACACCCTCAAGTATGTTATATAAGTTATTTAGACCTTCTTTCTGCAAATCCTTGTTTTGTATCTGTTTTATTAATTCCTTTTTCTAAAGAATCTATAGCTTCTCTTTCTGCTTCAATACGATTAAGTATTTCAAATGCATCAAAGATAGCTAACTTCTTAGTTGCTGCTGCGTTCTTTAATCTATCGGCAGATAAATCACTTTCAGGGTCGTGATTAATAATAGTTTCCTTCGCTATCTTTATCAGTTGCTCTACTGCCCTGTGACCTGCCTCTATTATTTTTAATTTTATTTCTTTTGAACTCATTTCTAATTCTTTTGGTTTTTTTTAGTGGATAGTCTTGCTCATCTATCCCATCCATCCAATCCCATTCTCTACTCATTTTTATAAAACATTACATAGACTATTCTGCCTTCTTGCCAACTTTCATTTGGATATTTACTATGAAAATAATTACAAGGATAAGATATAAGTCTATTAGGTTTGTATCCCACAACACTTTTTAAATTCCATTTACTTAAATCATTTGAATCTTCTTTTAATATACTATCAAACTCTTCATCCGAAATATTGCTTGGCATAGTTTCACCCATAGTTGAATGCTCCCAAAAAGCAGTTCCGTGTAATTCTTTCATAGTTGACTTTGATAAATAAAGTACTAATGCTCTATCAGGTTTTTCATTATTAATAATTGTATCTGCGTGAATCCTCCAATCTTTATCTACTTCATTGTTAGATATTCTAAAAAAACTTAATATCTTTCTTATTGGTTTATTTTCTGCAACAGACAATTCAAAAGATACAATATCATCAAAAGATTCAGAACTATCCCAAACCCAAAAACTTTTATCACCTGTGTCAACTTCTCTATAATCTGTTGAATTTAAATAATCCATTAACTGATTATATACATTGTCACTTAAAAAATTATCTTTTATATAAATCATAGAACCATTGTTATTTGGTGGTCATACATTCTATATAATTTTTCTCCATCAACATTAAACTCATATTCAGAGTCAGGTTTAAATGAAACTCTATCTCCTTGACTAATGCCTTTACTCATTAAATAATTATTAGGATATTTCATTTCACCCACTAATGGCTCTTCTTTTGTATTTTTATAAATATACGAATCTTCTTTTGATACGGGTTTTACAAAACAATACCTATCAACTGCATTCCATTGTATACCATTATGATACATATAAAACTGTTCAGGTTCTACAAAAAATAAATCATCTTTAAAAAAGCTTCTACCACTTCTTTGTCTACCCTTCATATCATTGTAGTACTTAAAAACATTATGATGTACTAACAAAAAATCTCCCACCTTTATTGGACCTTTATATCCAAGGGGGAGTTCTATAACTTCAGCTTTACGATTTGAAAATCTAGCATCTTCCAAAGAAGTGCTTACGATAAAATCTATTCCACCAATACTTTTAGTATTATTATACCTTTTACCCTTTACAGGTTTGGTAATAAATGCAAACGGTGATTTCATAATTTAATTTATGAGCCACAACCAATACAATCTATATATGAATCAGTTGGCTTGACTCCATTTAATTTCATTTTAATATTATGGATTTTATCTGCAAGTTCCATTTCTTGCTCGAATGTTAGATTAGGCTGCTTCTTTTGTTCCGTATAAATTTCAAGTTCCTCTTGTAATTGTTGATTAGCTAAATCTGACATTTATAAAAAATTTATATTATACTCAATAGATACAGGCATTGTGGATGTAAACTCTTTCCATAATACAATTTCACCATCATTAATTATATAAATCAATATTGATTCTTTTTCTATATCAAACTTTATTAAATGAATAGAATAACTACCATTAAGAACAGGTTGCCCTACTATATAATGCATTGCACCTGATTTATAGTCAGGACCAATTGAAATCTTTCTAATATCCATTACGTTAATTTATGAATAGCAATCCACGAACTTGGTGCATCAGGCATAGTTGCTACACCTGTTGATGTTGGTTTTGCTACTGTTTGTTGAGTAGACGTTGATGCGAGTAACTGCATTCTGACATTATCAACTACAGTATTTACAGGGAAACTAACTTCCCAACCTGAAGGTACTGTATCATTTATTTGGTGAATCCAAGTTTGTAAATAAGGAGTACCACCTAGTGTTGCAGTAAAAGCAGCGTATTGATTTATAGAATCATTATTAGTCATATTAACACCCATATTAACAATGTAATTTCCGGGGACATTAAATATAACATCTCCTGAGGCAGTTATTGTGACTTCAGAAGTTGTTTGTCCTTTACCAAAAACTATTATCGTTTGTACTCCCCGTGCAATTAATTGATTAGCCGTTTCACTATCTTCAATAACCTTATTCATCTGAAAAGGTGTACTGTTAACTGTAACTGCACCTATACCTGAAGGGGGACTAATACTTACATTTGTTCCCGGAACAATTTGAGTTACTCCTCCACCTCCTGAAGAAACTTCCCATTGTGTTTGAACCTCTGAACCATTAATACTTTTAACTGCTAATACTTGAGATTGTAGAGTTGGTAATGTTTCAGGTAAAATTATTTCTTGTTTTACACCCTGAGCAGGAGCCAATAAAGTCATTGTTTCAGGACTACCTTTTCCTGCACCTGTTTCTAGTTCAATCTTACCACCTAAATTTACACCATCTCCTTCAATCCTTAAACACCCTTCTTGGCTTGTTGGAGCAGCAGATTTACCCAATGTTAGTTTAGCAGAACTTGAATCAAAAGTTAATCCTACATAAGCACCAAATGAACCATTATCATTAAATTGAATTTGTGTGTTAGAACCTGCAGGACTTCCTGTTCCACCTGCAAAATTAATTATAGTTGGACTACTAGAATTATCCATAGTAACACCTGAACCTGTAAACTCAAACAATCCTGATTCTGTAGTATTGCCAACCTTAATGCTATTTACTGTAGGAGATGTTTGAGCACTTATAGTTAAAGTTTTAACACCCTGTGCATCAGTATTTACTGAACCTGATAGACCTGAACCTATTGTTACTTTTTCACTCCAATATCCTGATTGAGTATCTGCTGCATCATATTTGAATTTATCATCAGCACCTCCACCACCTGATGGGGTATCTATCCAATTTAATTGACCGTTACCATCGTTTTCTAAAATTTGTTGTGCTCCACCCTGCTTTGTTGGAAAGTGTATATAATAATCACTACTTGCATTTGCCTCAGTAGAACCTGCTAAGTGTACATAATTACCTGCTCGATGTTCTAATGCTGCATTACCATAATTAATAGCATCACCTAGACCATAAGTATCGAGAGTTACCTGACCGGCTTTCTCTTTTCCACCAAGAGTATGTTCTGAAAAATTAGTACCCAATACATAAGTATTGTATTGATTCCCTTCAAACACACCACCTGTTCCGTGATACTGAACATCTTGAGGTGCACCTCCCGGTGTACCACCACCACCTGATGCTACAACTTCAATTTGCTCATTTCCACCTGCATTTACTTTAGTTAGGGTAATATTAGCACCTGCAACTAATTTATTTTCTAAAAAATCAGTTGTTGTATCTGCTGATGATATTTTTACTTTTTCATCAGAGCCACCACCACTTCCATTGGAAGCTGCAGTAATAATACCTTGGTCATTAACAGTTATGTCAGCATTGGTATAAGAACCTGATACTGCTTGATTATTTAAGTTAAATTCAAAAGTACCGGGGGTACTTCCTTGAATAACTAAATCATTAGACTTAAATGTTAATTGGTTTTGGGTTTCATCTATGGATTCGGTTAAACCTGAATTACCTGTTACATCAAATTTACTTAATCCACCACCACCAATAGCTGAACCATCAATAGTTATGTCAGTACCGGAAGCACTAATAGTAATGCCTCCTGTACCTAGTAAAGTAAGTTCTCCTGTTAGTGTGTTTAAAGATTGCACAGAACTACCACCTCCCGGAACCAATGCAATAATATCACCAATAGTATAGTTTTGAGTTAAGTTGGCATCATCTACGTTAGTACCAATAACTTTATCCTCTAGGGTTGGTTGTGCATCAATTGCATAGGTTTTAATTCGTGCCATATTTTCTGTTCTAGTTATTCAACTTTTTCAAGTTCTTTCTTTTTTATTTCTCCTGTCTTAACATCTATCTGAGCATCGACTCCATATTTGTCAGACAACTTTTTTTCTACTGCTGCGTAGTCTACTTTAAGTTCATCAATCTTTTTAATGATTGTAACTTTTTGCAATTCAGCATCACCTAGTTGCATTTTTAATTGATTAAAAGCATTCAGCATAGTTTGTACTGAAGTCAGTTCATCTTTAGTTAATTTCTTTTTTGCCATTTTAATAAAATTTAATTATGATTTATATAATTACAAAGATAGTAAAATTTTCATTTACCCCTCGCATAGCATAACCGAGAATTGACGACCATCGGCAAGAGTAAAAGTTGCACATCTTGTTTTGCCGGTATCTACGTCTACCCTTTGTATAGTTGTGTCTTTGCCACCATCAATACTTACAGGAAATTGTGGTCCTGTTGGTCCCGTTGGTCCTTCCGGTCCTGTTGGTCCTTGTGGACCTGTAGCACCTGTGTTACCTTTAGCACCTGCAGGTCCTTGTGGACCTGTAGCACCCGTAGAACCCGTTGCTCCTTTTGGACCTTCAGGTCCTTGTGGTCCAACACCTCCTGTACTACCTGTATCTCCTTTAGGTCCTTGCGACCCTGTATCTCCTTTAGGTCCCTCATCTCCTTGGTCACCTTTCGGACCTTGGGGTCCAACACCTCCTGTTGACCCTGTATCACCTTTAGGACCCTGTGGACCTACTCCTCCGGTTGAACCGGTATCTCCCTTAGGTCCTTGTGGTCCAACACCACCGGTATCTCCGGTTTTCCCTTGTGGTCCTTCCGGTCCTTCAGGTCCTTGTGGACCCGTACTTCCGGTATCTCCCTTAGGTCCTTGTGGACCCGTACTTCCGGTATCTCCCTTAGGACCTTCCGGTCCTGTTGCTCCAATATCTCCTTTTGCTCCCTGTGGTCCGGTG